AACTACAGTTAATACCGGAGACTTAATTCAATTTTTTGCCAATGCTCAATCAGCAAGTACAGGCGCTGTATTGTCACCCGATGGCGATATAAGGTTAGTTGACGGTGTTAACAGTCCTCTACAACAATTAGGTATTTTTGGAACACCTCCTGCTAATCCATCGAATGTTGATATTGCCCATACAGGAAATGTTTCTACTATTGGTGTAAGTTGGGATTGGGATGTTTTGAGTAAAAAATGGCACCAAGCTAGCTTTACATTTAAAAAGGCTGCTGTTGTACATGCTTCTAATAACAATCCACCAAAATGGCGCAAAGAAGAATTCACCAATAGTGGTGTTGCGAGACCCAGCGGTAGTATATGGATGAAAACATCCAGTGCTGGTAATGGAGTAGATATCAAGTATAAGAGATACAATGCTACAGCCAACAGTTGGATAGAATTAGCAAACAAAGTTTATGCTAATGCTTATGAAGCCATTTATGATTTAGATCGTGCTGGTGGTGGTTTAAACATTGGGGTTGGTAGCATTTTCACTATGCAAGTTCCAATGAATAACGGCCTTGTTGGATTTAAAGTTTATACACAAAAAGTCAAGGGACAAACCAAAGTTACAGGATCTGCTTCTGTAATCACGCTGACTGCAGGATGGCAATTTACTCTCAAGGCTAGCCAGTTAGATGGATCAAGCATTACTCGTACTTGTACTATTCCAACCATAGGTGGATCTACTTTCGCAAATCAAATTGCGTTTGTTCAGTCAATTCTAGATCAAAATATTCCTAATGTTGCTGCGGTAGTGGAAACTAATGGTAAGGTCAGTGTTATTCATAGAAGTGGTGGGATTATCACAATGAATAATGTTAACCCAAGTAATGATGTTTTAGGTCAAGTTGGTTTCACTAGCGGTACACCTGGTGTAGTTTTAAACATTGGTGGTACTGCCGGAGATATTAACTTAACTAATTGGAGTGACACTGATTTATACATTCACAGTACAAATACACCATCAGCATCGCCAGCAGATGGCAAACTTTGGTACTATAACGATCCAGCAACAGTAGACATCATGATAAATGACGATTCGGGCTGGAAGGGGTATCGAAATCTTGTTTCTGACTCTAGGGGTTACAATTTAACTCTAACTGATCCACTAGGGGTGATTGTAAGTGCTAGTGAACCAACAACGTAGCAAGGCGGCACTGCTTTACAAAGTGGTGATTTATGGTTAGACTCTAGTGATCTAGAAAATTATCCAAGGTTGTATCGTTACGATAAGAGTTCAAGAGTTTGGAATCTAATCAATAACGCAGATCGTCTAAGTCAAAACGGTATCGTTTTCGCAGACGCACGTTGGGATAGCACAGGAACTACCGATCCGATAACTGACACGTTACCTGATGTTACTACTATGTTAACATCAAACTATATCGATCAAGACGCACCTGATTTTAGATTATACCCACGTGGTTCTTTGTTGTTTAACACACGACGTAGCGGTTATTCTGTTAAGAAATTTGTAAACAATTATTTTAATAATTCTGCTTTCCCGAGCTTGCCAACAATACCTGGTGCTGGTTCTGTGCTACCAGAACAAACATCAACTTGGGTTACTCAGATTGGTTACAAAACAAATGGTGAACCAAAAATGGGACGTCATTCACAGCGTAACGAAATAGTTGCTGCTCTTAAGGCCGCTATCGATAGCAACACAGATTTACGTGAAGAAGGTTATAACTTTAACCTATTGGCAGCACCTGGTTATCCTGAATTGATTCCAAATCTAGTGGCTTTGAATAACGATCGTGGACAAACTGGATTCGTAATTGGTGACACCAATATGCAGTTACAAAATTCTGCTGCTGAAATTATCAACTACGAAGACACAGAGCTTCCGACTCCAAGTCCGTACTTGGCTGTGTACTATCCAAGTGCCCTAACAAATGATTTAAGCGGTAATGAGGTTGCGGTTCCTGCTAGTCACATGATGTTACGCACTTTCTTGTACAATGATCAAGTTGCTTATCAGTGGTTTGCTCCGGCTGGTACACGTCGTGGACTTATCGACAATGCCAATGCTATTGGTTACGTTGATTCAGAGACCGGCATGTTTATGCGTACTGGTATTAACAATGCGTTGCGTGATACTCTTTATGATAATCGCATTAACCCAATTACATTGTTAAACGGTGTCGGTATTGTGGCTTATGGACAGAAAACACGCAACAGCGCAATCAGCAATGCTGGCAGCAGTTTGGATCGTGTTAATGTAGCACGTTTGGTCAATTACTTAAGAACAATCATGGGTGGGGTAGCGAATCAGTTTATATTTGAACCTAATGATAAAATCACTCGAGACCAAGTTAAAACTGCGATTGAGGGTTTATTAAATGACTTAGTAGCCAAGCGTGGTGTGTACGATTATCTAGTTGTATGCGATGAGACTAACAATACCAGTGATCGTATTGCTCGCAATGAGCTGTATGTTGATGTTGCGATTGAGCCGATGAAGGCTGTAGAATTTATCTACATTCCAATTCGACTAAAGAATCCTGGTACAATTTCTGGTAGTACAACAGCAGCTGAGACAGCGTAACATAAGTGGGTACCGAGTACCCACTTATAAACTACGTAGTTTATGTTCTTTTTACTAAAAAAAATCTTAGGTAAAACGCATAAATATTTTTAAGTAAAGATTTGGGAGATTAAAATGGCAGTTGCCTCATTAACAAGATTTACAGTACCCTTACCTACTAACCAAAGTGCTAGTACACAAGGTCTATTGATGCCGAAATTGCAATACCGTTTTCGTATTATTTTCGAAGGTCTCGGTGTAAGCAGTGCTGATTTAGTGGAAATGACAAAACAAGTAGTAAGTTTTAATCGTCCTACAGTAAATTTCGTCAACACAGATCTACATGTTTATAACAGTGTAGTAAGAATTGCTGGTAAACATGAATGGGGTGACGTTAGCCTAACATTGCGTGACGACGCACAAAACAACGTTAGTCGATTAATCGGCGAACAGATGCAGAAACAATTTGATTTTTATGAACAAGCCAGTGCCACTGCGGGCATTGCTTATAAATTTACTACCAAATGTGAAATGCTTGACGGCGGTAATGGTGTATTCGAGCCAACAGTTTTAGAGCGTTGGGAATTATACGGATGCTATATTCGAGAAGTTAACTACCAAGAAGTTAATTATGCTAATAGCGACCCAGTTACTATACAGCTAAGTCTACGCTTTGACAACGCTATCCAAACCGATGCTGGCGGAACAGCAGCTGGTATTGGAAGGTTTGTTGGCCGCGCTATTGAGCAAACCGTAACAGGTTGATCTTATAAAAATAAGACAAAAGGGGACTTGATCCCCTTTTTTCTATTAATAAATACAATATGGCTACAATTTTTTCAGATGTATTAGGATTCATGAAATCTGCGTTTCGCGGCGCAGCTAGTACTGATTTTTTGCGAGATTATAGACACGCTACAGAATTATTTGTAGGCAACGATTTTAGTCTAGTACCTAAATCCGGTTATCTGTTTCATGTATTTTTCGATATTAACCCTTACGCTGCTCACTCGGCCTTGTTAGATACAACTAGGTCAACAGAGATTGGCATGTTAGTAAAATCGGTTGACTTACCTAAATTTAGTATTGATTTTAAAACTTATAATTCTTATAATAAACCTAATCTAGTTCAAAGCAAAATAAAATATGATCAAGTTAATGTTAGTTTTAGAGATGACAGCCAAAATCTCATAAGAAATTTTTGGTATGATTATTACAGTTTTTATTTTGCTGATACTCTTAATCCTATCGAAACTCATAGAAGAAATTTAAAATACAATAATGAAAGTCCGTATTTTGGTTACAGACTACGAGCAGACTTGCCAGACTATAATTACCTACATGCTGTACGAATTTACAGTTTAACTCACAACCAGTTTAGCGAATATATATTAGTAAATCCACTTATTACAAACTTTAGACATGGCACACATGACTACGAGTCTCAAGAGTCAGCCAACATGTCTCATGAAATGTCTATCAACTACGAAGGAGTCTTTTATTCCGAAGGTTATATCGAGGATGGCGGTGTCAAAGGATTTGCTACTTTACACTATGATAGAATAAGAAGCCCACTTAATCGAATTGGTGCGAGACGAAGTATATTTGGCCGTGGTGGATTAATCAATACTGCTAGTAGTATTATAGGCGATATAACTCGTGGTAATTATTTGAGTGCCATTTTTAAATTTGCTACGGCTAGGCAAACATTTAAAGGCGTTAATTTGAAGAAAGCTGCCGTAAATGAAGTAAGACAAATCTTTACTACTTCGGCAACTAATGCTATAACAGGTGCTATAACACAGCAAATGCGTAGTACAACACCTGGCGGTTACAATGTTGTATCTGGTAGAAGTTTACCAGGGGCCGGTGCCGCATCGGGGCTGGAACAAATTGGATCAGCATTGGCTTTGACTGGGGTAGCTGCCATATTAAATTCAAGATCATTAACTAACAAATATAGTACTAATCCTGTTGTTCAATCAAATAGATCTGGAGTTACAGGAAATTACGCACCTAGGTTTCCTACTGTACCTGGTTCCGCAATACCAACTGCTGCGCCAAGCAATATATTAAAAGCCAACGATACTGGTGTATTGATAAAAGACACAAATCAACGGTCAATTGATATTCAGCAGCAACGTGTAAATGTAAATCAAGCTATAATAAATTTAGAAAACCAATTAAAGATTTTAGGTCAATCAGCATCTGACACACAAAAACAAATAAACAATCTTACGTTAAATATCACAAATTTAAATAACAAATTGGCACAAGCAAAGTCAGCTGGTGCGTCACCCGATATTATTGATGGAATCTTACAACAAATTTCTGTTGCTGTAATTGAAAAGCAGAATAACGAAGCTAGATTACTAACGCAACGAGATGAAATATCAAGTATAAGAAATCAACTTAATATTAAACTAGCAGAAAGAAACTCAATAAATGGCTAATAATCTCACTGTATCACAGGGAAATAATTCTAAATATAGTGATTATCTTAATAATTTCTATAAGCCCACCTATACAATTACATCTAATCAAGATGATGCTGTTATTGCTTTTTTTGAACAAGTGACCGAAAATACCGAATCGGCGAAAATATTAGCCAGTTCTGTGATTTATACTGCTATTGCTCAAGGTATTGATCCTTTGGTTATTGTTGACCAGATGCGAAATATGAATGAGGATGATCGTAATCAATTTACTTCAACCTTTTTAAATTTTAATAGAGTCGGAACTAGCCAACTTGGTGTTAGATTACCTAACAAATACAATAAATTTGTTCAGAGAATGATAGTACCACCTCCGACATCATTTGCTGATGGTAGTAGTCCTGAACGTGCTGCTACTAATGCTAGAACAATTAAATCTCTAACTGGTACAAATCAAAACGGATATTATTGGATAAGAGGACGCAATAACATACCAATGCAGGTATATTGCGATATGAATGGCAGTGAATCGGGTGGTAATCTTGGTGGGTGGATGCGACTTGATAACGACTTAGTAACACAATATGATTCGACTGCTATAAATGTAACTTTTAAAGACTACACAAAAACTCCAACGAGCGGGTTTACAGTATCAAATCCTAGAAATGGTTTTTTAAAAGGCGTAAGATGGGATTTAGGGACAAACGTTAGAATTACAGGAATTCGTATATCTAGGGTATATTTTAACTGCGTTGGTGGCCAAGATGGATATTTCGCAGCCGATGCGCCTACTCCCGAATGGGGAGATGGAAATCCCAGTAACAGCATGGTAGTAAATTTTATCGATCAAGATTTTAATCTAGGCAACAACTTTAGTTCATATGGTTGGGCTCTTGGCAATGGTAGAGAAACCACAACCGATCTAATTAGGCTTTACAAAAAAGCTGATTCTTCTGTTTGGCCACCACAATTTTCGGGTTTAGTAACTTTAGGATCCAGTGCTTTCTTTCAATATGACGAAACTAGTGTCAATAGTGGAAGATACATTTACTATTACGAGTCTGATAGTGCCACTGAATATAACAACTTAATTGATTACGTTATTTGGCTTAGATAATGGCGAAATATGCTAGCGGTAAGTTTACCGTTAAAAACTTAAGTAAGTATGTGGGCAAACGAGAACCAACTTATCGCAGCAGTTGGGAATTTACATTCATGATGTTTTGCGATAATAATCCTAATGTAATACAGTGGGCGAGTGAACCATTTATGATTCCTTACCGTAATCCTTTTACTGGAAAAAACACTGTGTACGTCCCGGACTTTATGATAGTATATATTGATCGAGACGGTAAACAACATGCTGAAGTTATCGAAGTTAAACCAACAAGACAAGCTAGAATGGAAAGTGCGCGAAGCCCTCGAGATCAAGCGTCTCTAGCATTGAATATTGCTAAATGGGAAGCAGCTCATGCTTGGTGTCGTAGACAAGGTGTGCGGTTTCGGGTAGTAACTGAGCAAGATATCTTTACTAATCTGCGTAGTCGCTAAATAACCATATGACAAAACGCTTAGAAGAATTATTTAACTTACCCGATGATACAGAAGTTCCTGCGGAACCACCTAAGATCGAAACATTAATTTCCGCAAGTCAACAACAGTTACAAGATGCTGACGATATTATAGACCGTATTGACCAGGCTTTGCCTCAAGTACGGGACCTCGATTCGGCCGATCATGAGCTTGATGAGCTAGCCGATCTTGCTAAAGAAAAATTTCAAGACATGATGGACTTGGGTATGAATGTTGAAGCTAGATTCAGTGGACAAATCTTACAAACTGCCGGTGTATTGTTGGGGCATGCTATAACTGCTAAACAAGCCAAGATTGATAAGAAACTACGCATGATTGATTTACAATTAAAAAAGATGCGACTAGATCAAACAACTAAAAAGTCAGAAGATGCTGCGTCACCTATTGATGGGCAAGCCATGGTGATTGATAGAAATACTCTATTAAAACAGTTATTAGATCAAAGCAAAACCCAAAAGTCTGGCTAAGAATATAAATACATATATTAGGAATACCTATGAAACCATTTACTGATTATCTTATAAACCTAAAACCAGTATACGAATTCGTAGTTCGTATTGCCGGTTGTAGTGACTTTAATGAGGACATGCGTAAACGAGTTCATGCTAAGTTAGATGCTTATGTAGTTGAAAACTTTGGGGCTGTTAAACGTTTGCCTATCAAGGAACACGCAGATTTCCCTTCAATGGGACCCTGCGAAGTTTGTATAATGGAAGTCACATTAAAGTATCCAGTTATAACAGACCAATTGCGTCAAGTCATAGCTGAAAGTTTAGGACTAACTGCTAGTTCAGTAATGGTACGTACTCGCCTAGAAGAAGCTAATCATGATCCTGTGGTAAAACCTAAGAAAGCCAAAGATGGATCAGTACTGACCAATCCCGAACTAGAATCTGAATCCGCTCAAGAATTAGCTGGTCAACGTCGTGTTGACAGTATGCTAAAAGATTTATCTAGTCGGACACGCAAACATGAGTTTGCTGCAACAGAAAAAGCCCCTAAAGGAAAATAATATGGATTTCACTAAAATTTTACAAAAGTTAAATGCCTTAGAGGGCACACCAAAACAGTTAAACGAGTCTAAAGAAGATTACGAATATTACTTTGGTAAAGATAAAAAAGATAAACCCGCTGGCGAGAAAGAAACCGGCACTGGTCATATGGCTAAGAAAACTGATAAAGGCACTCAGTACACAAAGAAAGATTTGCCTGGTCAAGACACTAGTAAGGATGCTGATACCAAGCGTGCCGAAAAACGTGCCAAGTCTAAAGTCGATGAGGCTGAATTAGGCCAAACATGGAATGCTAGCATGAGTGTGCCACCCCCAAGTCCACCTGAAAAAGCTAGTACAGCAGGTACATTCACAGTGGGACCAATGAAAGGGCTAACTCCACAAGAAGCCATGCGTCATCCTTTGTACAAGACTAATCCACAGGTCAAGGCCGAAGTTGATAAAGCTATGACAATGATGAACAAGTTAGGCGCCAAGCCTGGTGTACTTGGTGTACCTCCAACGCCAATTCCGGCTCGTGAAGGGTTTGATTTCCATAATTTGTTAGCCAAGCTAGACTATATCTCTGAATCCAAAAAAGAAGAAATGGATGAAGAAAAGACCGAAGAAGGCAATGAGTTTTCCGGAGAGTTGGCCAAAGCTAAAGCATCGGGCGCAGAAGAATTTGAAGTTGATGGCAAAAAGTATCCTGTTAAAGAAGCCAAAAAAGATGATGACAAAGTCAAAGAGTCTGATGATGAGGATGAAGATGATGACGACCTAAACGAAAGCATCGAGGACATCTATGAAGCACACGTTTATCATCGTGTGAAAAAGACAGACGGTAAGTCTGACTATCAGCATCATAAAACATTCAAGGACGAAGAAGAAGCACAAGATTACGCCAAAACTTGGAACAAGAAACACGGTGACGATAAAAAGACTGCTGTGGTAAAAATGAAGAAAGTAGGCGAAGCTGTTGAGCGTAATCCATACGAGTCATTAGAAGAATGTTATGATGGGGCTATGCGCGAACAAGAATCCGGAATGAGTATTAACGCCAGCACAGATACTCGCAACGGTACCAAGTCATTGACAGTAACTGCCAGTGGTGAGTCGGCCGATGAATTAGCTAAACTAATTCAACTTAGCGGTCTAGCTAGCGGTAACAAATACATGGATTCAAGTCCTGAAATGGAAGTCCACGGTATGGGCGAAGAGTTAGCTAATACCCCAGAACCTGAAGTACAGGGTGTTGAAGCGCAGCTAGCACAAGGCAATGATTTAAATCGTCCTAAAAACAGCTATCCTAAGGTTGCTGGTGGTGATAATCCAATGAACATGCGCGAAGCACAAGAGTTGGCTGCGTTAGAAAAGCAGTTGACCGAAGCTCTTGCTGAGTTCAAAGTAAGCAGAGATGTAGCGGAAGCAGGTGTGAAACAATTGCCTACTCAAGGCGCAGATTATAGTAAACATAGTACTGCCGAATTGAAAATGATGCTGAGACCAGGTATCTTACAT